AGGCCGTCACCCACCACATAAACCACGCCGTCAACCTCTGTGGTATAGCCGCGGGTAGCAGGATCCACATAGGCCTGTACCTTGGAAACGGTTGCAGGGCCGCATGGCTTACCCTCCGGGGAGATCAGCACACCCTTAACGGTGTTGGGGCCGTTCCAAAGGGAAATGATACGGGCCATGCCTACACCGTCCTGGCTCTCGCACCAGGTTTTGTAGTGCTGATTGTTTCCGTTTTCAGCGGGGCCGCTGGCCTTTTCCTGCATCCTTGCCCGGAGGCTTTCGTCATCCTCCGGGTCTGTGCCGTATTCAAGGGCTTCCCCGAATGTGGCAGCCTCAAGGCCGGCAATGTTGTTGACCGGGATCGCCGCGGTACCGGCGTAAACCTCGTTGTAGGATGTGCCGCTTACCTCTGCTTCCAGGAAATATCCCATTTCCTCGGTATGCTTCAGCGTGAAATACAGGCCGTCCGAAAAGAACCGCTCCCCAACCGCAGGCTGTACGCCCTGGAACTCTACGCTATATCGCGCAGGGGTGGCAGCGTGGCGCGTAACGCCATCTTCTCCGGCTTTTCCATCCAGCCATACATCCGTAGCGGTATCTGCTTGGGATTGGCTCAGCACATAATCAAGGTCAGTGTAGAGCTTCGCGATCTTCACAAGGATGCCGGACACAGCATCGAAAAAGATACTGCCCTGCCTAGTATCAATACCTTTGGGGGCATTGTCCAGCACATCTTCCAGCATAGCTTCATAGGTCATTGCTTCAAACATTGGTTATCACCTCCTCGACTTCAATTTCTCCGTAGATGGTATCCGCGCGGAAAAAGATATGGGCGGCATCGCCCTCAAAGCGGAAAGAGAAGTCCCGGACTTCCAGGATCCGGGTGTCGGGTTTTAAGCAGTCCCGGACAAAACCCTCTGTTGCCGCTTCGATGTACTCAGGCGTGGCATCCTTTGCGATGATCGCCTCCTCAATCTCGCTGCCGTACTGATTGTCATAAATAAGGCAACGGAAACGGGGGGTGATAATCGCTTTATGGATAGCCTGTTCGACTGCTGCCAGCCCGTCAACTTTTCCCACGATGCGTCCAGCTTCCAGATCAAGGCGATAGGTCAAGGATGGCTTTTCTTGTGCCTCCTCTACGGTGGCAAATGCCAGGGGAATAAATACTTGATTTTCCATGATCTCACACCCTATCTAGTACATAGTATTTTTTGCCGCCCTGGAGGGCCAAAAGGTGAACCTTATCTCCAGTGCGTAGTGCGTTGTGGATCGTCACAGTCCCGGAAAGGGTGAACGAATCCAAATTGTGCTTGTGGCTGGGATCTCCGGCCCACTTCGTTGGGATTGCAGTGGAACGGGCTGCGTCATAGCCCAAGGTGCAACCCGCCGTGTAGTTGGTCAGGTGCTTAGGGACTATGGCGCTGGTAGCCGTGATAATCAGTTTGCTATCGTTGGTAGCCTGGATCTTGAGGGGATTTGTGGAAATGACCGTACCCTGCAGCATTTCAGAATCCACCAGGGCCGCGCCCTGGAACATAGCCTTGAGGCTGGTGTAATGCTGTTGGGTGCCGCCGCCGGAGCCGGACGAATACTCATCCTTGATATCCGTTGCGTAGGTCAGTTTCAGGCTCATGGTGTGCTTATTGCCTTGGAATGTGTGGGTATCCTGATCGACATAGAATGTTCGGGACAGGCCCAGGTGGGGAATGACAATAAACACGCCGATGCCGGAAATAACATCCGGCAAACCCAGGGCATCCACAGACAGCACACGGGAGGGGGTGCTGATCTCATCCATGATGCTTTTGCACAGCTCCCGGATCTGCGCGTCCGTGAGGGTTTCGTCCAGGGTTTCTACCTCCTGCATAATGCCGATCTTGCTTTCAAGGTCAGCGTTCCGGCTTTCAGCCAGTACGGTTCCCTCATCAGACAAAAGGCGCAGGCGGGTTCTCACATCCTCGATAGACTTTTCATAGGAGTAGGAGGTCAGGTTCTGCCCGACCTCCAACACCCATTGCAAAAGGTTTTCGCGGCGGGTTATCAGGCTCAGCTCACCTTTGCTGGAGGTCACATAATGCCGGATGCCGGTAGCATCATACTCCAGGCTGAGGGCATCACAGATCGCGTCAAAGCCGGAGGTTTTCTTTTTGGTCAACTCCGGGATGCGGTAATGTGTCGCAGCAACAGTACCGATCTTGAAATTGAACCGGGCGCAAACATCCCGGAAGATCTCGGAAGCCGTCTTATCCGTATAGCAGAATGTGTCCTTGTTGTTGGCAAGGTAGATCCCGCAGTCATAGGCAGTAAAGGACATGATCTTATCGTGCTTCTGTGCGGTTTTCATAACGGTTCCCCGGAAGATCTCCTTGCCGTCATAGTTAAGCAGGCATTGATAGCCCTTTTCAACATCAATCCCGGAACGGGCATGCTGGTACCCGTCATCGTCCAGGATCCTTGCTACCAGGCTCCGGGCAGAGCTGCCCTTGCGCCCTTTCCATGTGATCTTTTCAACTAGGGATGTAATATCGTGTGCGGTACCGGCGGCGCTAACGATAATCAGTGTGTATTTGCTCATCGCAGCGCCTCCTTACGCATCAGGAATTGTCAGCACCTGGCCTGTGTAAATCAGGTTCGGGTTTTTGATCTTATCCTTGTTGGCGTTATAGATCTTCATGTATTTAGCGCCGTTGCCGTAGAACTTCTTTGCGATGTTCCACAGGCAATCGCCGCGCTTGACGGTGTAGGTCTTGGGGGTGACGGTGTTATCCACGCGGGGCGGGGCCGGTTTCGGCACCTCAGCCTTGGGCGGTTCTGTCGGGGTCTTGGGGATCGTGACCTTTACCTGACGGATCGTGGTAGCCCGGTACTCCTTGAGCTTCAAAGAATACTCATAGGTACCTACATCGCCGCCGCTCTCGGAGTGGGGGAAGTCCTCAATGGTGCAGTACATATCAACGCCGCACTGGGTAGCAATCAGGTGTACGGGCTTGTCGCTGGCCTGCCACGCCTTGATTTTCTTGATAATGGAAATAGGCGCGGTAGGGTTGCGGGTCTTGCAGCCCGGAAAATAGGTGGCAGGAAAAAAGCTGGAGAAATTGATCTGCAGAGCGGGCCGGCCCTGCATGATCGTAATTTCTCCCAGGCTTACAATGTCCACGCTATCGTGATTGGAGCCACATTTCACGCTGAATGTACTAGGGTTGACGGGAAGCATCAGCTTTTCCTTTTCCCCGTTGGCTGTCAGCCAGATTTGGTAATCAGTAGTCATAGCTGCTATCTCCCTCCTCAAAGACTTCCTCCTGCACGATACTCAGCAGTACCGGCTTGAGGTTGGTGTACATCAGCTCCACGATCTCATCCTTGGAGGCTCCAGCACCGGCGGCAATGGAGCCGCTGCCGGCGATCTCAAGGCGAATGATCTTTTCCTGGGTCTGATTATTCCCGGTGCCGGAACTCTGTTCCTGCGTTGTCTGCGGGGCGCTCAGTACGCCTCCAGCTTCAACAATACCGCGGGTATTTGCATACCGGGAAAGGGCCGTGACAAACTCATCCGCAAAGGAGACAGAGGTAATACCGTTCATGCCGTTTACAGCCTCAATAATGCGGTCTGTTTCGGTAGTGGGGAATACGGTTGCGCCCTCATGTCCGACAATCAGCTCAGGGCCTTCCTCACCGGCCATGAATACATCCTCTGCATAGGTGGTGCCGTCAGCGTGACCAGGCACGGAGCCGTTTACGCCAACATTGATTGTGGTGTTTGCGGATCTTAGGGCAGCAGAAACAGCGTTTGCGACTTGCTGAGCGGCGCTGACCGCAGAAGTTTTGCTTGCCAGAATAGCATCCGCATAGGCCTGGATCGTGGCCTTAGCCGCAGCGTCTGCCTCTGTGTCAAGGTTCAGCTTCGTAACGGTATCATTCATTTTTTCCGTGAGCCTGTCCATTTCGCTGCTAAAGTTAGTTACCCAGTCAGCGGTAGTGTTGGCAATCTCCTCCCGCTTAGCGGAAACATCGGCCATGGTGTTTGCAAGGTCTGTGATGGCTTCGGTGTTGCCCTCCTCCACGCTCTTGACCATGCTTGCGGCAAGGCCGGCGGCTTCTGCGCTGCCGTCCTGGACATAAGCCATCATCGCGTCATAGTTTTCCTGGGTGATGCCCAACTGTTCCGCGGTGAGGTTTTTGAGCGTTTCGATATTTGCGGCATAGGTGTTCCAGTATTCGAGCTGGGAATTAAGGGCCTCCTGCGCGTTCTCCACGGTGGAATTCATGTACTCCTCAGACTTGGTAGAGGCTTCATCAAAGAGGCCGAACTGCCCCTCATAGCTTTCCAGCGCTGCGTTGTACACCTCGCCGTATGCCTCGACCAGCTTTTCCATGTCCTCCTTGACAGTGGCGAAAGCAGCGGTAGCCGCATCCTCCCAGGAGATCGTTGCCTCCTCATTCTCCTCCATGGCATCGGAGGCGATGCCCCATTCTTCCTCGATCTCGCGCATGCGGGCCGTGGTGTCATCAAGGGCAGCCTGCAGACCGTTCTGCTTTTCGGTGAGGGTGTCAAGGTTTCCCTTTGCATCATCCCACGCTCCAGCACTGCCGGTAAACAGTGCCATCATAGCGCCGATATCGCCCCACTTATTGAGATCGTTTTGATAGTCTGCATTTGCAGCATTGAAACGCTTTTGAGCTGCGGTCACTTCATCGGTTGCAGCGGCAAGTTGTTCCTCCTCCGTGGCCTGCTGCTGGATCAGTTGCACATACTCATCGTACATTTCCTGTTGGCGGGCACGCTCTGCCTCAGCCTTTGCCATTTCTTTGATATTGGCAATTACGCCCTCTTGATTGAGGATCAGATTGGAATAGGTCAAATTCAAACCGTCAACGGAGCCGTTCAGCTCATCAATGATCGCCTGCATAGCGCCTTGAGAATCCGCGGATTTGTAGGTACCGTCCGCAAGATCGCTCAGCTTTTGGATAAGTGCAAAGGTGTGGGCCTCGCTGTCATCAATAGCCTTGTTGTTCTCATCAAAGCGCTCCACCATTTCGGAGTGTGCATCAATCACATCCTGGCACTCTGCGGCAAATTCCTCAATGGTCTGCCGGTTCTCCTCGAAAGATGCGCTCAGCTCATCCACCTGGTACTTGAGCCGGGACGCTTCCTCGGAGGTTTCACCATAAGTGGCGCAGGCATCCTCATAAGCGGCTTGCATATCCTGCAGCTCATAGTATTGCTCCCTGGTAGCGGCGGTCATGTTGGCGGTTTCGTCCTCAGCCTTTTCCCACATAAGGGCCAGGGCTGTGCCTGCTGCAACAACGCCGGCAATAGCCAGAGATACCCAACCGATAGGGCCTAGCGCGCCATCCAGGGCGATACCAAATTCAACAATTTTGGTTTTTGCTGTGGACATGGCAAACGCTACACCGGCAACGCCGGCAACAACAACGCCCAGGCCTACACCAACAGCGGTGATCGCTTTTGCAACGCC